GCAGGTCGTTGAACCCGGAATATCGTACGTTCCCGTCAACGCCCCCGCAGTATCCACCACACACGAGTTGAAAGTTGTAGACGTAACGGGGGATATAACCACGCCTTTCAAACGTGTGCGATCACCATACGCAAGCGATGAAGCTGTTGCATGGAACGACTTTACGTCGTATTGCATAGCCATATCAAACCCCTAATTAGACGTTCTGCTGACCAACCAGCGGGTCTTGTACGAAGTAAGTGATGTAGCCACTTATGTTGCCACCGCCGCCGCTGTTATCGCGTGAAGTTACATACGCTAGTTCAGTCGTAGGTGTGCCAGTTACAGCAGAACCAATCGAAACAGTTGCCTTCGACGAGACAGTCAAAGCGTTTGCAATAGCTTCTGGGGTAGCAGTACCAGACGTGTAGCCGGTTGTGCCAAGGTCGATAGAGCCGGTGCCCGTATCCATAATGACTACAGAAGTCACCACAGCACCAGCAGGAAGAATTAGGTCAGGAGCGCCGGAAACGGACGAGACTTTGACGTTAGCAGAAGCAGCGCCGTTATCAATGTAGAACTCAGCAGCCATCAGACCGGAGCCGCAATATGCGGTACGAGTCGTGTCGCCGCCACCCGAACGCCAAATACTTTGGGTAGTAGAAAGAGCCATGTTTTTCCTCATGCGGTTAGGTGCGTCAATCTGCATGAAGTCAGGCCGGGTGCCTGTTTGACGCACCGGGTAAAACCCGGAATACCTACTTTATATACTACAAAAAAGGGGGCGTAAAGCCCCCTTTTTCATTACGCGCCCGGAGAGCCGAACATGCCCAGCGGGTCAGACCAGCCGAACGAGTAACGCTCACGAGCCTTGTAACGCACGTTGCCGGTGTCAAAGTCACCGTCCATCGAGTTAGCCAGTGGGCTACGAACAAAGTGCTTCATGCCGTTTGGAACGTCAGTGGTCAGGAACCATGCGTTGTTGTCGGTCAAGAAGTGGTTGATCGTGAAGCCTTCTGGGATTGAACCGTTGTTCTTCAGTGCGTTGATGTCGTTGTCGTTAGTGCCGACGCGGAGTTCGGTTTCCAACAGACGAGTAGCAACGAACTGGAGTGACGGTGGAACAATCAGCTTACGTGGCTTAGCAGCAATCAGCAGACCACGTTCGTCAGTCCACGCAGCGATCTGAATCACAGCGTTTTCCAACGAGGTTTCGTTCAAGTCAGCAGGAGTGCTTGGCTCGTTAGAGTTAACACCACCACCAACCAGAGGGTGATCAGTAGCAAACAGTGCCTTGCCGTCGCCGCCCGGATAGGATGCCGAGAAGCCGTTGTTCAGCACGTTAGCTGCTTTGACTTGCTTAGTGTATGACATAGCACGAGCCAGAGCCTTGGTATAACGAGCCGACAGGCTGTCATACAGGTTATCTTCGATGGCCTCTTCGGTCAGCGAGAAACCCAAAGCAATGGTTTCGTGGTTGTATCGAGCAGTCCAAGCTTCCTGCGCATTGTCATAAGCAATCGCAGAGCCTTCGTTCTTGACTGGAGCAGCCGAGAAGCCAGACAGCTTGGTTTCTTCTTCGAATGAACGCTCGGAAGTCTCGGTTTCGTAGATTTCCTTGTGCTCTTCGCCGTAACGAGCGTACTCCATGCCGAACAGTGCGTTCAAGCCGGGGAGCAGCTCTTTCAGTAGTTGTGCGCGTGAAATAGCCATGATTTAACTCCCTTATACGCTGTCAGGTCCAACCGGGTTCAGGTACGAATGACCGCCAGCCATAGTTACCGACGCGGTTTCAGCCGTGAAGTCGATAGTAATAGTTGGGTGCGGAGCATTCCACTTAACAATAACTTCGCTGTAGTTACCGCTGGAATTGGTAGTCTCTTCTACAAGACCAACAACACGGAACGGTAGAGTCTGCGCAGTATTGCTGCCCGAATCATAAGCACCGATGTTCGAGTTACCCGAAATGGTGGTGTTCGAAGCTGGCTGCGAGATAGCCAAGTTATTGCCCAAGATCGTGCCTGCAATCGGGGTGATGGTGGACGAAGTTGCGCCACCGGTCACAGCGACCTTGAACAGTTGATCAGGATCATCAGCCACATAAGCCAAGATGTCCGAAGCAACTACGCTACCCGGATACGAGTTAGCAAATAGCTTCTGACCAGTCGAGGGGTTAGTGTAGCTAACACCGAGGAACACACCGGTCACGCCATTGGCGTTAACGGTAGTCGTACCGGTTTCTTTAACAATAGTGCCACCATCCAAACGGACGATATCGCCGTTGTAGATTGGAGTACCGTAGTTACTTGCAATCGGGAGTTCACGAGTCTGGCCCGCGAACACCTGACCACCGATCAGATTGATCGGCTTTAGCCCGTAGGGGGCATTTACAGTCGGGTATGCCATGTTTGACTCCAAAAATTGAGATTAACCACCTTTGCCGAACGTCGTCGTAGACTTCTTCTCAGAGAAAAGCGGCATACGAGCATCGTTCTCACGCATAAAGCTGTTGTCAATTGCAGTCGTCTGGGCTTGAGTCTGGCCTGCGTAATAATCATTACGCTGCTTAACAAACTCTTCAGGCGTCTTACATAACAACAACCCATCGACCTCAATATTCTCTTTAAAGCGACTATCAGGGTCGACTAGCAGTTTAAATTTAGGTTGCTCCTCAATCCTTACTGGCTCCCAACCTTCTCGCAGCTTAGCGGAGATGTTCTTGGGGTCAGCTTTGTTAAGCGTAGCAACACGTATCCACCTATACGCAAACCCAGCCTGTTTATCAGGTTCTGGCAGTAATTCCGCAGGGGCCCACTGCTTAGGGCGTTCCTGTTGCGCACGGTTTTGCATTTCTCTAGTAAGTCGGTTCTCGCTCATGGTCAGGCTCCTTGCAATTTAAGAACTTCGCGGGCGTATTGCTCCGGTGTCAGTTTGAACTTCTTGGCTAACGCTGCTTGTGTAGCTGTTAGTCTCACCTGCTTCGGAGCCGTGCTCCGCTTAGCTGACGCTACGACGGTACTCGGCTTACTTTTCTGAGGCTTTTGTGGCTCAGAGTCATCTGAAAAGGCTTCTGGAAACCGCTTGCGCATAGTCTTGTCTATACGCTCGTAGTATTCGTCGGTACCTAAGTATTCCGCACCATACTCACGATACAGTTTCATATGCAGCCCTTTTGCGGCCTCCGTCATCTCCTCGTCCTTTTCCCACCAGTTCGAGTTACGACGACGCCAATCTGCATATTTCGGGTCAACAGGCTTCTGTTCCTGCTGAGGTTGCGGGAGTTGTACCTCAGTTTCTATGTTTTGTAAAGTGGGCTTAAAGTTTCTTGTGCGATCCAACTTTAACGACGCATCCACTAGGGCTTGCTGTGCCTCAACTAACTTCTCAGCGTCACCTGAGTCATAGGCTTCCCGGTAGTTCCTTTTCGCCACCTCCACGTCGGTTTCCGCCGCCGCTTTGACTGTGGCTAGATATTCTTGCTCACCAGAGGACAACGTAGCCTTCAGGCGTTTGTTCTCCTCTAAGATACTTTGAGCTATCCGTAAGGCTTCCTCCTGCTCCCGCAGGGCTCTCTCCTTTTCCCGGCGCTCATCGTGCCAAGCCTTCTTATATTGTTTGAACCGGCTAACTACCTCGTCGGGGTAGTCCCCGCCGTCCTCCGGTTTCTCCAGCGCAGTGACAATATCAGCAGGAAGTGGCTCCTTACCACGATCTTCTTCAGGGGTGTCGTCCTCAATCTCGACGACAAAATCGTCTTCCTCCGCAACCGGGGTCTCGTTTTCGACCTCGTCGGGGAACTTGTACTCATTCTGTTCCATGGGCATGATTGTCTCCTTATGCTCGTGAAATACCGCGTGGGTCTTCGACTACGGCCTCGACTGAGTCATCATTAATAATGCGGAACTCCCGCCCATGAATCTTCAGTCTGGTGCCGCTGTTAGGACGCGCCAAGATAAAGTCTCCCTCTTTGCACCAAGGGCCATTTGGGAATCTCTTGTCGTCTTTATAACAGTCGGGTCCGAGTTTCACGACAAAGAAGACCGTGCTAAGGACTTCCTCGTAATGTACGGTTTGACCTGCCTTTAACAGGCCACTGTCGTACTTCTCTTCTATTTCAGGAATGGCAACTAATATCCGGTAGCCTGACGGCTCCGGCAGTTGCCTTGCTTTCTCGTCTGCGGTCTGTGGCAGTGTTGACACTTCACCGCTTTCTGTAGCGATGGCTAGTTCAGTCATCTGAATACTCCATGTGTTTTGCGAGGTCTAATATGTATGACTCAACTGCGGTGAGACCTCGAATTTCACCGCAGATAAACCGGTACTCGTCAAAGCTCTTGGCTGAACTGTTGCCTAATCCATCGGATAGTTGTGCCCGACGCTCGCGTAGTTCTTTCAGTATTGCTTCGATTACGTTCATTTAGGCTTCCCTTTCTGTGGGGGTTGGGGACGATTCTGCTGCTGTCGGTGCTTATGCAGGTCTAGAGTTGCTCTAAAGCCTTCAGACTCCTGTTGTCTGTCAGATTTAATGCGGTCGGTCTCAACCTTAATTGCCATATTTGCCCCAGCGATCTCTTTCTGTGCATCAATGCGCTGCTTCTCAATCTCCAGCTGTGCCATGCGTGCGGCTGAGTCCGCCTGATCTTTAGCAATCTTGCGCTGAACTTCTGCCTGCTTGATCTGCAACTCTTGCATCTGCATCTGAATAATCGGGTCTTGCATCTGCTGTTGAGCCTGTTGCTGCTGAGCTTCTTGCATATGCTGTGAGACGATCTGTTGTGTAGCTTGCGCCGCCGCTTGAGAAATCTTGACTTCCATCTCCTTCGGAATCTGGATGTCGTCGTCTTCCTCGTAGTTCGGGAGAGTTATACCCATCGTCGCTTCCATCTGCTTGCGGTACTCGAAGCCAACGTGCTCATTAATGTGAGCCATCATCGCCGCTTGCATCATCTGCGCTTGTGGGTTCTGTCCAATAAGCTCCTGTATTTTTGGGTCTTGCATAGCTCCCATGTGTACAGCGATATGTGCCTGATGATCCTGATACAAGAACGCTTTGACAGGTTTACCCATCAGAATGTTCTGATTCTCAGTAATCGGGTCACGCGGGCGCGTGTCGTCTTCAGTTGGTACTAGCTTCGTGTAGTTCTTAATACCCAACACATCCAACATCTGACGGTGTAGAAGTGGCATGTCATACAGTTGTGGCGCGGTTTGAGCCAGCTGTAGTACCGCTTGATACTGCACAACCTTTTGACTCATCGTTGCAGCATTCGGATCACTGACCGGAATCACATCTACTTGGTCGTAATCACTCTGCTTAGCCTTACGTGTACCGTCAACTGGCTCGTAGTCGTAATCAGGTGGTGTGAAATCTCTGATGATCTCTTTGAGAAGTCTAAACTCCTCGTGCATCGAATAGTGGATGCGTGCCTGCACAGCAGACATGATCTTCAGAGTTCTCTCAAGAATAGCCAGCGTAGTACCCACTGGGGCTTGCGCCGACATGTCAGACACTTGCAACTCAGCTGCGTTAGCGAACCGGCGACCTTCTTCAATGATCTGGTTCATCAGACCAGCCAACACTTGACTTGGCTCTTTGTACGGTAGCGGCAAGATGTTGTCGCGTATCGCACCGCTCGGTACATCCACGTCTCTAAATTCACCCGGAGAGATCGGTGTATCGTCGCCCTTAATACGCATACCACGGGCTTTTAAACCACCCGGCAGGTTAGACAACGTACCAGCATCAACCAACTGACGCATGATCGATGTACCGCTCTTCGCATACGCGCCGATCAAGTGGATGAAACCGAAGCAGTAGAATCCGAAGCCGGGGATGTACCCGTAATGCACAAAGTGACTGCGCTTGTGCTTTAGCTTGTCGGTTGGCTTGTAGTTGCGGCGAATCGCCAAGACCTTCTGCGTAGCTTTATCCATAGTGACGATGTACGGCAACTTAATGCCTGTCTCTTCACCATCGTCATCTGTGTCCTCGTACCCCGGCAGGTCTAGATCAACCTGCATCTCAAGCAGCTTGTAGCGGCTATCGGTTGTTGCACGAAAGCCCATCTTCTCTGCGATCTTCTTCTCGACTTCCTCGATAGTATCTACCGGGTCGCCTAGATCAATATCTCTATAGAAGCCGTCAACTTGCAGGCGTCTAATCTCATTCTCAGTCTTACGCATCACGTGCGTGACACGCTCCGCTGTCTTTAGACTTGACGTGCCATACGGCACAACAACATCTTCAGCGGGTACATAAATAGATACCTGACGACCCAACGATGGATCGAAGTACACTTTCTTAAATGCGTTACCTGACAGCCCCAAGCCCCACAACATACGCTCATGTTCAGGGCGGTATTCAGGCATCTCTTCTGTTAATCGGTAGTTCATGTCGTCTCTGACACGCTCAGCCGCCTCTTTCTTTTCAGGAGTCTCCTTACCGATAATTTTCGTCTTAACCGGCCCAGCAGCCGGGAAAGTTTCCATGATCGTCTCCGATTGGAATTTGACGAGTGCTTCTGAGAGAAGAGGGTGTGTA